GCCTGCAGCTGCGTTTCTCGAGCGGTCAGGGTCCGGAGCGTGGCTTCCAGGTCCGCGCGGGCCTGTTCGGCCGTGGCCCGCGCGGCTTCAGCGGAGAGGAGAGCCGACTGCGCCGCCGCTTGGCGCTGCTGATGCTCGGCCAGATCGGTGACGGCCCGATCACGCTCGAGCACGGCACGCATGGCGGCGAGCTCGTGGTCGGTCGATCGCGCCTCAGCCGTGCGCCGCGCGGTCGCTTCCGTCTCGAGTTGCTGTCCGAGCAGATCCCGCGCGTGTGTGAGTTCACTCGACAAAGCCGCGAGCTGCGCCGCATGCAGGGCGGCGGCCCGTTCCCGATCCAGGGCCGCGGTCAGTTCGGCCGCCGTCGTGTGCTGGTTCGTTTCGAGCGTGTCTCTGGCCGCGCGTTCACGATCGGCGATGGCTTGGGCTTCACGCACACTCGCCTCGGCCGCAAGGATCCGCGCCTCGAGCCGCGCGCGATCCGCGTCACTGCGCGGGGCCGTCCCCGCCGTCACCATGTTCAACGGGACGAGATAGCCCTGCCCCGCGCCGTTCGGCAGCGGGTTCAGGTTCTCTTTGTCCCGGATGTCATCGGCCGAAAGCCAGCCCCATTGCCGCCCGACCGCATACGCGCTGTACCGACTGGCGATATCCCCACGCAAAATCCCATCCACCAAATGCTCGGCGAACTGGATTTTGCGCTCCATCGGGCTGATGAGCTTGCGCCAAATCTCTTGCTCCCAGAGCACGAGCCACGGCCGCAACGTCTCGGTAACATGCGCGATCTGTAAACTCTCGATGTTGGAAAACGTCGCGCGCTCGAGATCTTGGAGTTTGTGCGGCGACAGGCGAAACCAGCGGCACATTTCCACGACTTGAAAGCGGCGACTTTCCAGGAACTGCCCATCGTTCGGCGGCACGCCCAATTTCTGATACGTCATGCCGCCTTGCAGAATGATGAACCGATGCGCCCGATCGACGCCGCGATGCTGCCCTTCGAGCTTCTTGCGGATTTCATTTTCTTCGGTGTCGTCGAGCGTCTCGCCCGGCGGGAGCGACAGCAGCCCGCCCAGGCTCATGCCATTGCCATAGAGCGCGCCGCCGAAGCGCTCCGCGGCCAGCCCGAGCGCGATCGATTCGCGCGCGCGATTCACGACGGAGTAGCCACAGACCCCGTCGTACCCCAAGCCCGGCAAGTGCAGGATGTTCTTGGCTTCCAGGATGGAGGGCGCGCCACTGGGATTCCACACCCGATAGCGCAGCGTTTGCGCCGGATCGCGAAACGGCACCACCGCATTCGGGAGCAACGGCCAGATCGCAATGGGCCGATCCGCGTTGTCGCGTTCGATTTCCGCGTAGCCATTGCCCCAGGTCAGGACATGCGCCTGCAAGGTCTGGCGAAAGACGGTCGCGGACATTTCTGGATTGGGCGCATCATGCAGAAGTTCGTACAAGCCATGCGCGTTGAACCGCTCTTTGCCCCCATTTGCGAGCCGTTTGTAGAGAATGAGCGGCAGGCTCGCCACATCCGTGGAAATGACATTGACGGCGGCCCAGAACGCGGCGTAATTAAGGGCGGTCCACTCGTCGACCGAGACGCCAGTATTGTTCCCGGCGCCGTCCTCGGTCCATCGGCGATGCGTGGTCGAACTGAAAAATTCCCACGCGGATCGCAGCGCGTGCATCCAGCGTGGGCGGCTCCGCGGAAGAATGAGCGGCCCCGAGGCAGTGCTCACGCTGAACCTGACACGATAGATTCACATTGTAGGAGTCGACTTCAGGTGCGCCTATTTTTTAAAACAAAAATCAGCTTAGCGCGCCGGACTGCCAGAACGCGGCTCCCGGAGACAGCGCAGCAACATCTGCCGGGCCGTCTCCTGGACCGACTGCTGGCGGTCCCGCGCCAATCGACTGAGCCGATCATAGGCGCTCTCCGGGAGCCGGGTCGCGACCGATTGGGATCGTTCGGTCCCAAAGAGTCTCGGACGTCCACGGCGGAGCGGCTCAGACAACGATCACCCACTTCGGGCGCGTGGGCTTCGCGGGCAAGACGATCACTTGGCTGACGGCCATCACGGCCGCGATCGCCAGGTCAATCCGTTTGGTCGGCGACGCCTTCTCGAGCCAGACGTTTTCGTACCGGTCGTATTTCGGTTCGGCATTCGCGACGCACCAGGCGAACACGGGATTCCCGTCGTGTTCAATGCGACGGAGCCGGACGAGGGCATAAAACAACTTGATGGCCTCCGACAGCTTGCGGCCCTGGCCGATCTCCGCGACCGTATATTTCCCGCGATCGCGCAGGCCGACCGCGAGCTCGGTGGCATTATACGGATCGTAGCCGATGCGCTGCGGTTTGAAGCGCGGGCCGATTTCCCGGAGGAACTGGTCGGCGATCAGATGATGGTCGATGACGGGCCCAGCGGTCACGCGCAGCCACTGTTTCGCGCGCCAGACATCGTACGGGATCCGTTCATTGGTCACGCGCTCGAGCAGTGTATCTTCGGGCAGCCACGCAAAGGCCGTCAGCCGGATCCGATAATTCACCGTCCACAGCGTCTTCGTCGGCTCGCCCGCCTCGTTCTCGTCGATCGCCACCGTGGCGGCCTCGACCTCCGGCCCATCATCGAAGCGCTGCGCCATGACACAGCCGGTCAGGTCCACCTTCATCGACATATCGAAGGCCGCCGCACACGGCAGGCCACTCAGGGGCCGCGCGACGGTCGAGACGCATGCGTCCCACTGATCGGCCGGAATCCAAATGGCATGCCCTTGGGTCCAGATACAGAAGTTCAACCGCTTGACCCGCGCGAGCATCGAGGGCTGATTGAGGGCCTGTTTGACGACCCCGCGGAGATAGTCGACGGTCGTCACTTCGCCCAGCGCCGGATTGACCTTCAGCCAGACGCGCTCGTCGGTCCAGTTGTCGCAGTGCGGACAGCCGTCATTGGGCTGCGTCGCGCCTTGGTCGCGGCAGCTCTCGCACGGATCCAGTTGGCACACGTACGCGAACCATTCCTCGTCGCTGACCGTCCCATCGAGGACGCGGAGGGAGTACTCATGATGCGCCCAGCAGACTGAGGTTTTATCGTGCCCGGAATTGGTGAACTCGCAGACGAGCGCATCGACTTGATTCTTGATGCCGAGGCGCATCTTTTCTGGAATGACCGCGCTCGGGTGTTCATGGACCTCGTCGATCAGGGCCATGAACACCCGTTTGTTGTCGAGGCTGCGGCCTTCGGACGTCAGGGGACGGAAGAAGGAATTGCGCGCGATCCACGCCGTGTTGTACTGGCCGATGTCCAGCAAATCCCGGAGATCGTCGGACCGTTCACACATCCGTTTGGCGAACCCGTACAGATAGTTCGCTTGGTCCCCGTTCACGCCCAACGAATAGATTTCGACCGCGGATCGGTTTTCGCCCACCAGGCCGTACAGCCCCAAGCCCGCCGCCGCGGGTGTTTTGGCACTTCCCTTCCCCGTCTCGATGAAGGCCTGTTTGAAGCGTCGGTGCCCAGCCCCATCGACCCAGCCGACCAATGAGCCAAACACAAATTGGAGCCACCGCACCAGATGAAACGGGAGATTCCGCCCATCGGCCCCCAGGTCATCGAGCGTGAGGAAGCCCGGAAAGAACTCGAGCAGGTCGGCCACCTTGGCGGCATCGAACCGGTAGGGAAACTCGGCCGTGCATTGACGCGCCACGTCCTGCAGATGGCGCCGGCAGGCGAGCCGGACCGCCCGACCCGCGACCAGCCACCCCGTGTCCACCTCCCGGGCGTAGGCCGTGACCGGATCGTCAGGCGGACGGCGGGCGACGGCGTTCGAGGAACGCCTCGAGCTTGCTCGTCGGGTGGCCACGGCCCCCGGTTTTGGCCCGGGCGCGGGTGCCCTGACTGAGACAGAGGTCATTCAGGAATTTCCGGTACGTGTCCCACTGGATGCGCTCTCCTGTCTTGAACCGCCGCCATTCGTCGTGTGGCAGTCCGCGCTGCCGGGCGCGTCGTTGGAACTCCAAGGCGGTCGCGTAGGCCGTCGCGGCCCCGGTCAAATGCGGGCCATCCGCTCTCCCGAGTCGCTGTTCGCCCTCGAGGAGCTGCGCCAGCCGATCCCACTCGGCGCTGGCCACCGGACCGAGCCGATCGGGCTTATCAGGCCAGCCCGGCACCGCAATCGGTTCATCGTCTGGGACCGGGCGACGACCCGGATTGCCCGTGACCAATTTCAGCGCGGCCGATTTCGGTCGACGTCCCGCCATCGGAAAGTGTCAATCCTCACAAGTTCCATTTCGCGCTTGGACGGTCTTGGG